GTCTCCGAGGCCCGTGCGCTGTGGTATGGCGCAAGGCCCGCAGACTGCCGCGCGTTCCGCACCTGGCTGAAGGTCCGCGGCCTCGACCCGGACGGCCTGCCGCCCGCCATGGCGAGCCTGCGGGCGCATCAGAACGCGCCGATCGGGCAGGACCGAACCGGCCCGGCGCTGCTGGCCCCGATGATGGCCCGCGCCGGCGAGGAGCCGCAGGCCCTGGCCGTGCTGCCGCTGTTCGACAGCGCCGAGCGGTTCAGGACTTTCGTCGGCGACCCGCGCGGCCTGGCCGTGATGCTGACGCCCTGGCCCGAGCCCTGCGAGCTGCTGGTCGCGGTCGATCTGCAGGACGCCTGGGCGCTCGGGACCGGGGCGCATGAGAGCGGCCACGACCTGGGCATCGTCATCACGCCCAGCCTGTCGGCCTTCGCCGGCGGGGTGCTGGGCGACCGCTGGGGCCGGGTAAATCCCGATGCACCCCTCCCCGATCCGGGGGCGGCCCCCTGGACCTGCGCGGAGGCGCAGACCGTCTATCTGGCCGTGCGGGGCGACCTGCGTACGCCCGAGCTGCGCCGGCGGCAGGTTTGGGGCGGAACGGCGCGGGAGATGCTGACGGGCGACGCCGCGTCGGCCTTCTACGCCGCGCTGGCCAGACAGGCGTGGGCGGCGGCGCTCGATCCCGAGGCCGTGGTCAAGGTGCTGCGCCCCAGCGGCGGCAGCGGCGGATTCAACGACAGACGCGGAGGGCGCGGCTAGTGGCCGAGGTCGTGAGTATTTTCGGCGGATCGGCGCGCGAGGGCGGCGGCGGGGCCGGGGCCGAGGAGATGGCCGCGTTCCCGCTGAACGACCTGGGCAACGCCATGCGCTTCATCCTGCTGGCCGGCGGGGCGGTCGAGCGGAGCGGGAGGGTCGATTCCACCGACAGCCGCATCCTGTACCTGCTCGGCATCGGCTGGATCGGCTTCAACGGCGTCCACTGGGACGCGAAGTTCGGCGAGGATCTGGCGCGTCGGCTCGGCCACAAGGTCTCCGGCGAGCTGGGCGGCCTGTGGGACTTCGTGAAGGACCGCGTTCCCGCGAAGGACTTCTGGAAGTTCGTCAACGACAGCGGATCGTCCGGCAAGACCACCGCCATGATGCGACAGGCGCAGTCGTACCTCACGGTCCAGATCGACGCCTTCGACCGCGACCCGCTGGCCCTGACCTGTCTGAACGGCACGCTGAAGATGCGCCTGGCCCCGGCGGGTGAAGGGGATGGCGAGGACGATCAGGGTCGGTTCCGGGTGCGGCTGGAGCCTCACTCGCCTGCCGACCGCATTACCCGGTGCGCCGACGTCGTCTATGACCCTCGCGCCGAGGCGCCGCAGTTTCTGAATACCGTCGAGACATCCCTGGGCGATCCGGCGGAGCGGGCCTACTTCCAGCGCGTGCTCGGCTACGGCTCCACCGGACGCACCGAGGAGCAGGCGTTCTTCCTCTGTCAGGGCCGGGGCCGGGACGGCAAGTCGACGATCCTCGACGCCTGCCGTGAGACGCTGGGCACCTACGGCCTGGCCGTCGCGCCGGCGACCTTCCTCGAGGGCGGCATCCGGGGCGGCGGCGACGCCTCGCCGGACCTGATCGCGCTTTCCGGCGACACCCGCCTGGCCGTGCTGTCCGAGCCGCCCAGGGGCAGCAAGCTGAACGAGGGCCTGCTGAAGGCCTGGACCTCGGGTTCGCCGATCTCTGCCCGCGACCTGCACTCCAAGCCGATCAACTTCCGGCCCAAGGCCAAGCTGGTGTGGGAATGCAACAGCTTCCCCGTGGCGCGGGGCGACGACGACGGGATCTGGCGGCGCATCATGCCCAGCCTGTTCCGCCGGCAGGTGCCCAAGGACGAGATCGACCGCCTGCTGCCGGACAAGCTGCGGGCCGAATTCAGCGGCATCCTGAACTGGCTGCTGGCCGGCGTCGGCGACTGGTTGACCCTGGGCGGGCTCAATCCGCCGGATAGCCTGCAGCAGGCGCTGGAGGACTATCGCCGCGCGTCCAGCCCGTTCGGCGACTGGCTGTCCGAATGCTGCCTGACCGGCGACGAAGCCAAGGGCTCGCGCGAGTTGGTCGGCGACCTCTACCGGTCATTCAAGGAATGGTCCGAGGCTCAGGGCAACGACCGGATCATGAGCGCCAAGGCGTTCGGCGACGCCCTGCGCGACCGACAGGTGGCCCTGCTGGGCAAGAACGCAAAGGGCTTGAAGTATCGAGGGCCGATCCGGCTGAAGACCGATCTGGAATTGCAGCAGGACGCCGCCGCGAGCGACCTCGACCCCGTGAGCGTCGGCGACGCCTTCGGTGCGGATCTCGACGATGGGTGGGTCGGATGAGCCCGCTCGGACGAACGGACGATAACGGACGAACGGACGATGGGGTGATCGTTCGGAGGGCGCGCGGGCGGGTGCGGACCGGAGAACGGACGATGGATTGTCCGTCGCCCGCTGATCGTCCGTCCCGCAATCCCCTTCTGCATAAAGGGAAACGGACGAAACGGACAATACGGCCGATCTATCCGGGTTTGCCCGGCATGTGGGCGCGGCGTGTGCGGGCGGCACACCCAGGCCCGTGGTGTGTCCGTCCGTCCGTTGCCCCTGCCTCCCTGCTCTCCGGAGTCTTGATCTTGTCTTTGTCAGTCACTGAAAGAACCCAAGGGAACCGACCCCAGGGCCTGAGCCATGGGGGGCGGGCATGAGCTTCGAGGAACGAGGCCGGGACGAAAGCCTTGCCGAGCACCTGCTGCGCAACGCCGTGGCGCTGCAGCTCTCCATCGGCCAGCGCCGGCGGTTGACCTGCGCCTATGCGCTCACCCTCGGGACCAACGCCGACAAGGTCGAGGCCGGGCGCATCGCCACCTCGGTGCGCGATGAGCTGCGGTCCGATCTCCTCGCCGTGGTGAAGGCGGCCGAGGCGCGGGGCGAGAAGGTGTCGGTCTTCAACGACGCCGGGGCTCGGCACGTCCGGGGTCGGGACGGCATCGCCTCCCTCGCCAAGGCCCGGTCGCTGAACGACGATGAGGTGAAGGCGGCCCTGGCCTATCGCTACTGCTATGAGCAGGCGGCCTCGGGACTGAAGTCCGTCCTGGGCGCGGCGGGCGAGGGCGGCGGCGGCACGACCCGCGTTCCCTTTGGCGTGCGCAGCGCGGGCGAGCTGCAGCGGGCTTACGTCATGGCCCGCCTGTCCCAGATGGAGCGCGCCGTGCTGGCGCGGCAGGTCACCGGGCTTGAGCTGTCGCTGCTCCGCCACGTCGCCGGCGAGGGCAACACGCTCGCCTCGGCGGGGGCTGGCGGCAAGGCCTGGGGGGTGCGGCTGGATGCTCTCCGCCGGGCGCTCGCCGCCATCGGCTCGCTCCTCCCATCGTCCGGCTTGCGAATCGGTGAACACTAAGTTCATAAGTTGGATAGGCGCTGAAGGTCGCGCCCAGATGAACCCGCCCGGCCCCCGCCGAGGCGGGTTTTCCTTGTGCGGTAAGGGTTTGCGCCCCCTCGCCGCGGGTCCTCCCCCGGGGGTCCCCCTATGCGGTAAGGCAGAGCGCGACTCTTCGCCAGTATGGCTTTGTTCGGAAAGCCTAAACGGCTCAACTCACTAAACGACGAGGCTAAAATCGTGGCAACAGCAGCTCATGCTGAGGCCGGCGAAGTCGTCTCGAAGGGCGAGTTCGCCCGCCTCTGCAAGGTGACGCCTGGGCGCGTGTCTCAGTGGCTCGCCGAAGGAAAGATCGGCGCGGACGCGCTCGACGGCGAGGGACGGACCGCCAAGGTCAAGGTCGCGGTCGCGATGGCGCAGCTGCGCAGGACCCTCGACATCGGCCAGCGGTTCGGCAACGGCCTTGCGACCCAACTGGAATTTTCCGAAAGCGCCGCCGGAGCTGACAGCCAGGGCTCACGGCCGGGCAAGGCGGTCGATCCGTTCGAAGTGGCGATGCGCGACGAAAAGCTGCGCGAGATCCAGTTCCGGAACCGCGCCGCCGCCGAAAAGGAACTGGCCAGCCGGGGCATGTATGTGCTGGCCAGCGAGAGCCGGAACGCCATGACGCAGCTGGCGGTCGGCATGCTCAACGTGTTCGACGGCGCGATGGCGGACTTGGCGCACGCCGTCGCAGCCAAGTTCGAACTGCCGCAGCGCGATGTCGTCCACATGCTCCGCGCGGAGTTCCGCACTATCCGACTGAAGGCGGCCGATCAGGCACGCCGTATCGCTGGGGATATGCCGCCGCTCGTGCTCGACGACGTCCACGACGACTGAGATGGGCATCCACCTGACCAATCCGCAGCGGCTGGCCATGGAAGCGATGGCGGCCGTTCTGGAGCCGCCGCCCGACATCGATTACCTCGCCTTCGCCGAGGGAAACATCGTGTTCTCGGAGCGTGAAAGCCCGCTGCCGGGTCCCTACAATCGCGCGCTGTTCGTCTACTTCGATGAGATCCTGCGGGCGCTCGGCCCCGGTGATCCCTGCCGGATCGTGACCCTGTCTAAGTCGGCCCAGCTGGGCGGCACGGTGCTGGCCAACATCTTCACCCTCGGCTCAATCGCGCTCGATCCAGGCGACTTCCTTTACGTCCACCCGACCGAAGACAACGCGCGTCGGTGGTCGAAGATGAAGCTGGCTCCGATGCTTCGGAGCACGACCGCCCTAACCCCGTTCTTCCCGCGCCGGTCGCGGGATGGCGCGGACTCGGTCCTCTACAAGGAAAGGGTAGACGGCCGGGGCGCGATCCAGATCTCGGGCGCCAATTCGCCCGCGTCGCTGTCGCAGGTGACGATGAAGCGGCAGGTCCAGGACGACCTCGCCAAGTGGGACATGAACCTGGCGGGCGACCCCGAAGCCCAGGCCGATAGCCGCAGTCAGGCGCACGAGTTCGCCAAGATCTTCAAGATCAGCACGCCGCTGCTGATGCCTGGCTGCCGGATCACGCGCAGCTATGAGCGCGGCAGTCAGGAAGTTCCGGAGGTCCCCTGCCCGCATTGCGCCGCCTACCAGGTGCTCGAATGGTCCAACATGCAGGCGCAGCTCGACGAGAGCGCGCCGGAGAACGCCCACTTCACCTGCGTCGAATGCGGCTGCGAAATCCGCGAACATCACCGTCCCGCCATGCTCGCCAAGCTGCGCTGGAAAGCTCGCAATCCGAAGATGATGCGGGTCCACCGGTCGTTCTGGCTGTGGTCCGCCTACAGCCTTCTCCAGAGTTGGGAGGGCATCGCCCGCCGCTGGCTAGACGTGAAGGGCGACGCCGCCGGCGAGCAGACGTTCATGAACGACGTCGCGGGCCTCGCCTATCGGACTGCCGACGAAGCCGTGCCCTGGGAGGCCCTTCGGGACCGGGCGAGTGAGAGCGACTACAGCATCGGCCAAATCCCTGCCGGCGGGTTGCTGGTGACGATCGGCATCGACTGCCAAGGCGACCGCGTCGAATGGCAGGCGGTGGCGTGGGGGAGAGATTTCCGGCGCTGGGTCATCGCCTACGGCGTTATCCCGGGGCACATCAGTGAGGTCGGCACGCAAGACCGACTGGACCAGCTGCAGCTTCAGACCTGGCCGAACGCATACGGTCGCCGTCTTTCGGCGGACCTGACCGGCATCGACGGCAACGCCTGGACTGAGGACGTCTGGAGTTGGGTGCGGCGCCATCCTTCTTCGTCCGTGATGATGGTGCGGGGCGCGCGCCACGAGAACGCGCCGCTGCTGGAACGGGTGAAGAAAGAGCGGAACAAGGACGGCAAGCTGCTGAAATACAGCCGCCGGTTCTACAATTTCGGCACGTCCACGCTGAAGATGGCCCTCTACCGCAACCTAACGCGGCTCGACCCGCTCGGGCGCGGCTACATCGGATTTCCGAAGGGCTTGGACGACGAGTATTTCCGCCAACTGACCGCCGAACGCCGCAAGCCGGTGAAGCGACGCGACGGGTTCACTGTCTACCAGTGGGTCAAGGATGCGGCCCAGGCCAACGAAGGCCTCGACACCCACCTTCAGGCCGAAGCCGCCGCCATCCGCCTCGGTGTGCGCGCGCTGCCTGACGCGACTTGGGACCAGCTCGAAGCCGAGCGCGATTGTGCGCCGGCCGCTCAACAACTCGATCTGGAAGACCTCATGGGGCCGGTGACGCAGCCGGCGACCGCGCCCGATGCGAATCCGATTCGCATCGCCGATGAGCCGTCCAACGAAGCGCCACAGCCGGAAAGCTGGATCAACACCTCGGGGGACTGGATCAGATGACCGACCACACGACCCGCATCGCGGCCCTCGAGGACGCCCTCGCCTCCGGTGAATTGACCATCAAGGTCGAGGGCAAGGAGACGACCTATCGCACTGCCGCTGACCTGCTGCGCGCCCTGACCTACTTCCGCGACCAGCAAGGTGCGTCGTCGGGCGGCGGCTCCGGCTATGGCGTCACCCTGGCCACCTTCGGAGCGGGATGATGCGGTGGTTTTCCGACCTGATCGCGGTCGTATCGCCCCGCGCCGCCATGCAGCGCGAGATTTGGCGTCAGGGTTACGAGACCTTCCGGAACCAGCGCGGATATCAGGCCGCCGACCGTGGCCGCCTCGCCAATGGCCGCCGCGCCGGCGGCGGAACTGGCGACGCCGAGATCATGGGCGATCTGTCGGTGCTGCGGAACAACGTCGCCCGGATGGAGCGCGACAACACTTACGTTGCTGCCGCCAAGCGGAATCTGGTGGTCTGGCTGATCGGCGACGGCGTCGTTGCCCGCGCGACGCACGCCAAGCCCGAGGTCGCCGCGATCGCCCAGCGCATCTACGACGATTGGGCGCGCGGCAAGGTCGATGGCCGCAACGACTTCTACGGCGCACAAAAACTGGCTGCGCTGGCCACCATTGGCCGAGGCGACTCCGTAGTCGTCTGGCGTTCACATCGTGGCCGCCCGGACGCCCTGCTGCAGGTTTTCGAAGGCGACCATCTCGACCACACAATCAACCGCCAGCTCGACAACGGTGGGAAGATTGTCGGCGGCGTGGAGTTTGATGGCGACGGCTTGCGGGTCGCCTACCACATGCACATGCAGCACCCCGGCGACCTGTTGGCACGGCGCGCCAACAAGATCGTCAGGGTCGAAGCGCGAGATGTCGACCACATCTTTGAAGAGACACGGCCCGGACTGACGCGCGGTGTTCCTTGGTTTCACGCGGGCGTCCGCACGTTCGACGACATCGCCGAAATCAAGGAAGCGGTCCGGATCAAGAAACGCCTGGAGGCGTGCCTGGGTCTCTTCCGTCGCCCCGGCGAGTCCGGCGAGCCGCTGCCGCTCGGGGAGCGCAAGGCGCAATCGTCCGGCCCGGACTGGGAGACGCTGCGCCCCGGCATGATCATCAACGGCCGTCCGGGCGAAGAGGCCCCGACGGTGATCAACCCGTCCTCGTCTGGTGATGGCGACGGCTTCCTGCGGGCCGAGGCGATGGCGGCGCTCGCGGCGTGCGGCGTGCCCTACCACCTGGCCACGGGTGACGTCAGCCAAGCCAACTATTCGAGCATGCGCGCCGACATGGTCGGCTTCTACCTTCGCCTCGACGACTGGCTGTTCAACGTCTTCGTGCCGCACCAGCTGGATCCGGCGTTCGAGCGCGTCATGCGTCGGGCGTCCCTGGAAGTGGGCATGCCAGCACTCGCCGAGGTGAAAGCCGAGTGGGCGCCGCCGCCGCGTCCCTGGGTCGATCCGCTGAAAGACATCATGGCCCAGATCCTCGAAGCCCGAGCCATCCCCGGCGCGCTGGCCGATCTGCTGGCCTCACGCGGCCTGTCGATGGAAGCGGCGGCGAAGCTGCAGTCCGAAATCAACGCCATTATCGACAAGTACGGCCTGGCGCTCGACTCCGATCCGCGCCGGGTCAACCGCTCTGGAGCGCTGCAACCGGCGGCCGGCTATCTCCTCCCGAAAGGTGACCAGGCGCTGCTCGACGTCGCCTCGCGCCTGCTCGCCCACGACGCCTAGTCGAAGGACTCCGAACATGCTGATCCGCAACACGCCCGCCGAGGCGCAGGAGCGCCGTGGCTGCCCGGAATCGAGCCAGACCCGGTTCGCCAACTTCAGCGGCTCCTCCTACGACCCGACGACCCGCACTCTGGACGCGGTGCTCGCCACGGGCATCCGGGTGCGCCGCTTCTGGTGGTCGGAAGAGCTGGCGATGACGTCGTCGGCGATCGACCTCACCCGCGTCGATCGCAACCAGGTCCGCTTCCTCTACAACCACAACAGCAACGAGGTCATCGGCGTTGTCGAGCGCGTCCAGCTCGTCAACGGCGTCCTGAGCGCCCGCATCCGCCTGGCCGAAACGGCCCGTGGCGACGAGCTGGCCGGGATGATCCAGCGCGGCGAGCTGACCGGGATCTCCATCGGCTACCAGGTCCGCACCTGGCAGCTCGTCGAAGTCATCGACAACGACCACGAGGTCTGGCGCGCCAGCAGCTGGGAGCTGCTGGAAGCCTCGCTCGTCTCCGTTCCCGCCGACCCGAATGCCGGGGTTCGGTCCGCGGCCCCCTCCCCCGGCGACCCTGCCGCCCACCTGGGCGGCTTCGAAGAGGATACCGACATGCGTCGCTCTCTCCTGGCCGGCAGCGCCCTTGGCGGCCGTGCCCTGTTCCAACCTGAAAACGACGGCGGCGCCTCTCCCGCCCCGCCTGCTCCGGCCGGAGCGGAGGCTCCGGCCCCGTCCTCGCGCGCTGCCGAACCGGCTCCGGCTGCTCCGCCCGCCGCGCCGGCGGCGTCGGCTTCCCCTCCCGCCACCGAGCGCGCCGCCCCTCAGGGCGCCGCGCCGCTGACCACGGCCGACATCCTGCAGATGCAGGATCAAGCCCGCGCCCTCGGCGTCGACGACCAGACGCGGTCGGCCTTCGAGGCCCCGACCGCAACCCGCGAGTCGATCGGCAACGCCATCCTGGCCGCCGCCGCTAACCGACAGCTCGGCAACAGCGGGCAGGTCCCGGCCGGTGGCGCGGCTCGCGTCAGCGACAACGCCCAGGTCAGCCAGCGGGAGGGCATGCAGGCCGCCATGGTCGCCCAGCTGCGCATGGAGTCCGGCGCGCGGCCCGAGCTCGACGACAACGCCCGCCGCTTCGTCAGCCTGTCGATTTCGGAGATGGCGGCCACTGCCCTCGGCGAGCGAAACATGCCGCGTACGGCGGCCGAACGTATCGCCGTCTTCGAGCGGTCGTTCCACGCCACCAGCGACTTCCCGATCCTGCTGAGCGGCGCGCTGAACACCCGCCTGGAGGAGACCTACACGGTCGCGTCTCCGATCTACCGCCAGATCGCGCGTCAGATGACCTTCGCCGATTTCCGGGCGCATGACGTCCTGCGCCCTGGCGATTTCCCGCAGCTGAAGCCGGTATCCGAGACCGGCGAGATCAAGTTCGGGACCTTCGGCGAGAAGAAGGAGTCGGTGGTCGTCGGCGCCTACGGCATCCAGTTCGGCCTCTCGCGCCAGCTCATGGTCAACGACCGTCTCGGGGCCATCGACCAGGTGCTGGCCAATCAGGGTCTCGCCGTCGCCCTGTTCGAGGAGTTCACCTTCTTCGCCATGAAGGGCACGGTCGGTCCGCAGCTGAAGGAAGACAACAAGGCGGTCTTCCACGCCGATCACGCCAATCTCGCCGGCTCCGGGACGGTCATCGACAAGACCAACCTGGGCGCCGGCCGCGCGGCGCTCCGCAAGATGAAGAACCTGTCGGGCATGGCGATGGGCTTGGCCCCGACGATCCTTCTGGTGTCGCCGGACAAGGAAACTCAGGCCGAGGACGCCGTCGCCCCGGTGATCGCCAGCGAGACCGCCCAGCACAACCCGTTCGCGGGCAAGCTGCGCATCGTCGTCGCCGGCCAACTGACCGGCAACGCTTGGGAGCTCTACACCGACCCTGCTTTCGGCACGAACTGGGTCTGGGGTCTGCTGGACGGGTTCACCGCGCCGCGTCTGCGGGTCGAGGACGTGTTCGGGCAGCAAGGTGTGAAGATCTCGCTGGAGCACGATTTCGGCTGTGGCGCGGTCGACTTCCGGTTCGGCTACCGCAACCCCGGC